AACACAAACATGTTCTGTAGTTTTGTCAACAGTTGAAAGAATTTAAGAGGTTATATGAGTAAATCTCCAGTATATATTGGTGCAGGTAGTAGTGAGTTAGCAGTAATATCTGCACTGAATATTATTGATAATGCAAATGATATATCACTTCAGCTCCAGACAGTTGTAGAATGGGTTTCATTAACAGATGGAACAACTGTTTTTGATTTTGAAGCCAATGCTCAAACAACTGAGTATTCTGCAAAGGAATATGCACAGGGTACTGCTGCTACAGGTGGTACTGCAAAGCAATGGGCTTTGGGTGGAGGCTCCCATGTAGAAGCTACAGAAGTTATTACTTCAGCAACTGCAGCAGCCGCAAGTTATGATTCATTTGATGATAGGTATCTAGGTGTAAAAAGTTCTGATCCTACCTTGGATAATGATAGTAATGCACTTGTGGATGGAGCACTGTATTTTAATACAACTACTAATGCAATGATGGTTTATGATCTGGGTGGTACAGCTTGGGTCAGGACAACTCCTACCTCTTCAGATCAAACAAGTATAAATAGTGCAGTAGCAAATGCAACAAATATAAATAAAGTTGCTGCAATAGATGCAAATGTAACAAAAGTTGCAGATATAGATTCTAATGTAACTACTGTTGCAGGTATTGATTCTAATGTTACAACTGTTGCTGGCATATCAGCTAATACTACTACGGTTGCAGGGATTAGTGGCAACGTAACTACTGTAGCTGGTATAGCAAGTAATGTAACTGCGGTTGCTGGGGATGCTACTGATATTGGAGCTGTAGCTGCCAAAGTCTCGGTACTGCCGATGTAGTAGTAGACATGAATGTTTTAGCGACTGCGGATGTAGTAACGGATATGAATGTTTTAGGGACAGCAGATGTAGTCACAGATATGAATGTCTTAGGAACGGCTGATGTTGTTACAGATATGAATGTCTTAGGTACAGCAGATGTAGGAACTGCGGATGTAGTTTCTGACATGAATACATTGGGAACTGCGGATGTTGTAAATGATATGAATGTATTGGGTACTTCAGGTAATGTAACCAATATGAATACCCTTTCAGGTATTTCTGCGAATATCACAACGGTAGCAGGAGTATCAGGAAATGTAACTACAGTTGCAGGAAGTATTGCAGACGTAAATCGTTATGCGGCTGAATACCAGATTGATGACTTTTCACCTTCAGCACCTTCAACTGACGGTAGTGGTGCTAGTCTATCAGACGGTGACCTAGCTTATGACACTACTGCAAACAGGCTCAAGGTATATGAAAGTTCATCATTTGTAAGTATAGGACTTACCCTAGTAGAAACTCAAGCAGAAGCAAGTAACGCAGCCGTGGCGATGTCCATTGCCCTCGGATGACACTGATATTAAAGGATAATTATGGCAAACGCATTTAAGAATAGAACACTCAGGGCAGTAGGGACAAGTCCGGTGGATGTTGGAGCAGTAGTAGGTGGAAGCACCGAGACTACTCTTATAGGGATGACTCTGGCTAATATAACTTCTGGGGTTATATCAGTTACTGCCACTCTGAATGATGGTTCTAACACTACGCATATAGTAAAAGATGCCCCGGTTCCAACTGGAGGTTCACTTATACTTCTCGGAGGGGATCAAAAGGTTGTGCTTATGACCGGGGATAAAGTAATAATAACCTCAAATACTGCATCAAGTGTTGATGTGATAATGAGTTTCCTAGAGATTACATAATGGCATACTTAGGACGTAAAGGAGCACCGGCTCCCATAAATGCTAGTGATATTCCAGACGATAGCATAACGAGTGCTAAAATTGTTGCAGATGCTGTAGGTTCATCAGACCTTGCACCTGACATAGCATTAACAGGTGGTTCCGTTGGTATTCCTTCCGTTACTACAGCAAACAGGCCGGGAGAATCAGGGGGTACAAATGCTTCTCAGACTGCTACTGTCGGTATGATAATTTACAATACCACAATTGGTATAATGCAACAGTATAATGCAACTGGATGGGCTTCAATAGATTCTCCACCTACAGTCTCCTCACTAAATTATCCCGGTGATGATACTGCATTGGATATTGTTGGTGAATTTAATGATGCAACTTGTGACTACAATAATGATCCAACTATAGCACATGATACTAATTCAAATATGAAGGCAGGAATGTCCGTTTCTGGTACAGGGATTCCAGTTGGGGCAACTATTGCTTCCGTTACAAGTACCACGGCATTTGAGCTTAGTGCATCAACTACAGGTGGAGCAGTTACTAATGGTACATTAACCTTTAATACACAAACACTCATAATTACTGGCACTAATTTTAAGACAGGTATAACTGTCACTATTGATGGTACTGCTCCAAGTACTGTAACAAAGGATAGTTCAACCCAAATTACTGTTACTGGTACTCCAACAAAGACAGCAGGAACTAAGGTTCTTGGTTTGGTAGTTACAAATCTAAATGGTTTGGCAGGAAGTATTAATGTTGACTATAGTCCTTTACCCGGCTGGTCTTCACCTGCTTCTGGGAATCTTGGTACTTTGTATATTACAGGTTCTGCAATTAGTACAATAGCCCTAACTGGAGGAGCTGATACAGACTCTTATACACTAACTAATACATTACCTCCGGGTTTGGTAATGGATCCTGATGATGGCGATATTGATGGAACTATTACTGGTAGTACCTACACAACTTATAATTTTACTGTTAATGCAATAGATGCACAGGCACAAAGTTCCCCAAGATTATTTAATATAATAACAGCAGCTCCACTACCTACTGGTGGAGTAATAACAGATTATGGTAGTTTCAAGGTTCACACATTTATATTAGCTAATGGTGCTACTCAGTACTTTGATCCCAATGGAGCCATGAATGTTGACTATCTTATAGTTGCCGGAGGTGGTGCTGGAGGGCATAGATACGCTGGAGGAGGAGGTGCAGGGGGAGTCAGGACTGCGGCAAGTTTAGCTGTTACTGACAGAGCTTATACTATTATAGTTGGTGCTGGAGGAGCAGGTGTATGGAGTGGAAGTGGGCCGATGTCTCTTGGTTATCAAGGAGGGACAAGTTCAATGGATGGTACTGATATTTCAATTATATCAGCAACAGGTGGAGGTAGAGGTGGTAATTACAATACTACTCTCGCTGGTGCTGGGGGATCGGGTGCTGGTGGTAACGCAACAACGAACGGAACTTATAAACTAGGAGCAGCAGGTAATCAAGGAGGTTATTCCCCAGTAGAAGGGTATGCTGGAGGTGCTGGTTCTACCAATCACACAGGAGGTGGCGGTGGAGGAGCAGGAGGAGCTGGTTTAACTTCTACCGGTGACAGTGATCCCGGTGATGGAGGAGTCGGAATAAAGGAGGTTATGGGATTGTCCGATACCAACACAAAATTACTGTTAGACAATGCTGGTATTGGTGAAGTTTCAGGAAGTTATAGATATGTTGCTGGAGGAGGAGGTAGTGGTGTCTATTCCAATTACTCACCAGGTGTAGGTGGGTTAGGTAATGGTGGTGGTTCTGGGAGTTATAACACAACCAATAACGCTCCAGTCGCTTGCGGTGCTAATATGGGTGCTGGAGGTAGTGGTAATGCGGCAGAGGGTTTGAATTGGTCTACTCAAGTAACAGGTGGTTCAGGAGTAGTAATAATTAGATACGCAGTATAAAAGGAAACAAATATGGCATACATAGGTCAGGAACCGGGTCAGGGAACAGCTCAACGTAGCATCTTCACGGCAGTAGCCGTCACAGATACTGTTACTGCAGACGATAATTCTTTGCCCTTGAATTACACAGTAGGACAGGTGAGTGTTTACCTGAATGGTGTGAAGCAGGTAGTGGGGGATGATGTAGTCGCAAGCAACGGATCAACCTTGGTCTTTGCTTCAGACTATGCAATAGGTGATGTGATTGAGGTTATAGCCCTTGATACATTTTCCGTTGGTACAGTAGAAGGTACAGCTCTTATTTCAACCGGAGAATCTGGTGGTACTAAGTTCCTCAGAGAAGACGGAGATGCTACTTCCAGTTGGCAACCTGTTTTTGATGCAGATGCAACATTTACTGGTGATTTTGTAAG